AACCAGAGGTATGCGCCCTCTGGAGCAAGTGCTTCTACCTAAAAGAAAAGGAAATAACTACAATAGTAAATTTCTTCCGACAACGACGTGCGCACAACCACACAGAGGTTTTCCCTCTCGTCGGCAGGTTACCAAATGGTGAAGCCTGCCCGTCTCCTAGCGACCTATTATTACGCTAGATGCCTGTTTCCCAGGGTCCGATGCCAGTTCGTTTACTACGGTAGGTTCTTGTTCCCACGGGTATGAGAACTACTCCTAACACTCTATTTTTTGCAATTTTACTGTTTGCCAACAGGGTCGGCGAGACTGCGTTTTCCTCTCTTGCAACTCGGATGGAGGCTGCGCTAACCAATTAACCAACTAACCAGTGATGTAGGTATTTCCCGGTTTACATCTGGCAAGGTTCAGCTGAACCCGTGTAACTCCGGATGATCCTGTAAACTGTATACTAGGGGTTGACGACAAGACGCCGGTACTAGTAAACACTAAGGTGGCGATGAAGTTGCCACTGCTGAATGCTGCCCTTGCCTCGCCCACCAATACTGAGTTGCCGGCAACTGTGATGGTTCCTCCAGTGGCTGATGCAACCACTAAAGTAAGCAGATAGGTCCCTGCTACATCTAAGTTCATACCGAAACCTGAGGTGGTAACGACCATGTCCGTTGGCATTAAGTAAGACGGTCCTTCTGAGGTGATTGTTCCGCCAACGTCGATCACACCCTTTTGGATGACTGTCGCAGTTGGTTGGGGTCCTTTAAATTCCACCTCACATTCGAGAAACACGTCACCGGTTTCTATTCCTTGACTCCCGGAGTGGGTGACAACCAGTAGTTGGCCAAGATCGACCAATTTCCTATCGATTGTCGTGTTGTCAGCTATGAATCGCCATTGATTATCCGCCGGAATCGTCAACGAGCATTTCTCGTACACGGCAGTCGAGACAGATCGGGAATAGGCTGATATCTCCTGTCGTGATTGGGGAGCCGAGTCCTGAGAGTCGGGATCCCAAACCATTGATACGCGTCCGGAATTTTGCACGGTCACGATCGGGACATAACGGAGTGTCATCTTTTTCAAACGATACATGTCATAATTTGCGGCTTCATATGCTATGGTGGGGAATAGGGCCGGGTTACTAGGGTTCATTCTGAACCGCTGTATGGACTTGCCGTTATTGGTACGCAATTGATCCGTTCCGACGACGCTCATCACCAGCTGGGTGTGCATTAATGCTTTGGCTGGCTTTTGCGGGGGGTTTACGGTCTTGATTATTTGCGTCTTGGCAAAGGGGATGGCTACAGTTTTGATACTGGTGGTTGGGTTCCGGTTCCTGGGCTGGGACCGTTGTTTGGATTTCTTGGGAGCTTTAGAAGACATTTTATCGGGACTTGATCAAATCTTTGTGGATTCTTGAATAGTGTGCAGGTAATACGTTTGTTAGCCGCCCCTCGCAAGTGACTGACACTTGCGAGAAGTACTCCTCCACTATTCGTTGAATGTAAGGTTCTATACCGAATGCTTTAAAGTATGACAATCTTGTAGCATCCTCGACCTCACTCCACAACAGATTCGTTCTTTTGCCTAAACGATCTCTCCAGCTGTACTCCATTTGCTTGTGGAGTGCATCAAGATTAAAAGTTCGGTTTCCTCCGATTTTATGCATTAATTTTGCCTGAGCCATATGTATGGGCACACCATCATTGATGATTCCATTGCATTGGCCAAGCGCGTTCATTGCATCCTTAAATGTCTTTGGGTTCAACCAATCCTGGGTTGAAAAGCAGTCCCTAGACAAACTTCCCAATTGCCTCACCATAGCCCATTGCGTGGCGATGCAAACCGGTTGACTGCGACAAAACGCCACCTTCTCGAGTACATCGACAGGTTCTTCGACGGTCATTTCGAAGCCCCTGCACAGGAACCATTGCTCAAGATTGCGGTTTATCTGTTCGTAGTCTCCCTTCTCACAGAAAAGGACACAGTCGTCGCCATTATTGGCCAACGAAGCCCGCACTCCCGTCTCTTTCAGAAATGCGTGTACCATGCTGCACATGAGAATCTTGTTCCCAAGGCCTGTGTTAATATCGCCGCTCATGCGACACCCTTTGGTACGGTATCTGACCAGTTCACCAGTTGGTAATAGGGCCGATCCTGTATTGGATAATTGCCACTTCAATAGTTGGTCCAACTGTTGATCCCCAGGAAAACACGCTTTATAAAAGGTGTGTTCGAATTTGAGGGCATCGACACTACAATGCTGATCGAATCTACTTGCATCGAGGCCAATCCCTATGGGGTTCTGGTATTTACGCCACTTGTGGGCGATGGCTCTCCCTTGAGCCCTGTTATCCAAACCTGACAAGACGGTTTTCTCTTTGAAAACGTCATCTATGGAATCCAACATCTTCTTCTCGTTTAACCTGAGATATTGTCCTATACAAAGATTATATCTCTTAGATCGAGGTTGGATCGTGCGAGGCACGGGATCCTTGGTGTCACACTCAAGTTTCTCGACTTTAATGAATGCTTGCACCTTGGAATCTCTCCATTGAACAGGTTTCTTCTCCAGAGAGTCAGCCGCTTTTTGATACAATTTCCTCTTTTCAGAAGAATAGCAAGCAACGACGTCAGCTATGGAGGATTTGAGCACTTGTCCCTTGTGAGACAATTTCCTCAACCACTCTTCGCGGAAGTAGGAAATGGAGTCAAATGCATTTTGGATTGGTTTGGGAGGCACTACTAACTCTCCCGCAGCATTTTTCACACGAAATACTCTGCGTTCGAGACTAACTATCATATTATGTAGGGAGGTTTGATGGACGCAAACCCTCAAGCCCGCACTAACAGCAGGCAACCCTACGACTCTCTTACTTTTCATGACTCTACTGG